AATATTAAAGAAGATGGGTGATAAGGGTAGATATGACTCTGCAAATCAGTTAAAAACATTAATTGTGATGCAAGTATTAGGTAACTCTAAATCATTCTTTGAAGGTCAACAAAGTTTAAATGACATACAAGGATTCTTTACAGATAATGCAATACCTGATGCTGAACTAACAACTAATAACATAGCACAATATTTTCTATTTGGAGGAAGCGACGTGCTTATGGATGAAATGATAATGCAACAATGGCAGAAGTAAATATAGGAGGCATAACTTTTAAAGGCGGAAAAATGCTCGCAGTAATACTAGCATTAAGTAGTAGTATTGGTGTTTTGTATGGCGGCTTTGAGGCCTACAAAAAATTTCAAGATATGTCTGCGCAGATTGAATCTTATGTTGCCCCAGACCTTTCAGCGTTTGATAAGACTATTGCTTTGACTAAAGAAGAAATGAAAAGCAAAACAGATCTAATACAAACAGAAGTTGAAATGATAATGCAAGAAATGGAAATGATGATGTCGGAAATTCGTTTGGTGTCTGATGTGGCAAACGAACTCAAAAACGACCTTCGACAAGATGTAAGAAGAGTAGAGAAAATTGTTAATGATGTAGAACAGCAAGTAAAAGAAGACGCTAGAGATAGTTCTAAGGACTTGAAAATTACTATAGACACTATAGAAGAAGAAATGACAAAACTAGAAAGTGACATAAAAGAAAGTATGAAAGAGTTGCAAGAGAGTATAGATAAACAAATACAAAAAACCTTATCTAATCCACTTTCGCAAATGAAATAATGGCAGAAATAAAACCGATTGATAAAATATATATAGTTGGAGGAGGAACTGCTGGTATCTCAGTAGCTTCTGCTTTGAAAAAAACTTTTCCTGAAAAAGAAATAGTAATGATTAAAGGTAGATCAATACCCTCTGTTGGTGTTGGAGAAAGCACTTTAGCTGCTGTTAATAATTTTTTACAATTTTTTGATATTCAAGATAAAGATTTTATGAAAGCTTGCGATGCTAGCTATAAACAAAGTATTAGATTTGAAGACTTTTATCAAAAAGGCGATGGAGGGTTTCACTATCCTTTTGGTGATCCTTACTTTGATAAAAACATAGATAATAATAGTTGGTATTTTTTAAAATCTATAAAACCTGATTTACCTGTAAAAGACTATGCAAATAGTATGTTTCCACATATGGCATTAATAAACCAAGGTAGAATTACAGATAAAAATTCATTTCCTACTTTTGATTTTAAAAGACACACGGCATATCATTTTGATGCAGTTAAATTTGCAGATTGGATGGAGAAAAATATTTATTTACCTTTAGGTGGTAAGGTTTTAATTGAAGACATCGTTGAAATAAAAAAAGAAGAGGATGGTTCTATAAAATCTCTTGTTATGGATACAGAAAAAGAAATACAAGCTGATCTTTACATTGATTGTACTGGTTTTAAATCTTTACTTTTGGGAGAAACACTTAAAGAACCTTTTGAAAGTTATGAACATTTACTGCCTAACAACTCTGCATGGGCTACCAAACAATCTTACAAAGATAAAAAACAAGAACTTAAAGGATATACCAATTGTAAAGCTGTAGAGAATGGCTGGATATGGAATATTCCTTTATGGAGTAGAATGGGTACAGGCTATGTATATTCAGATAAATATATTGACGATGATAAAGCATTAGAACAATTTCAAAAACATATTGGTCAAGATGATTTAGAATTTAAAAAAATAAAAATGAGAATAGGAATTCATAAAAAACTTTGGGTAAAAAATGTATGCGCTGTTGGATTATCTGCTGGTTTTATAGAACCTTTAGAAAGCAATGGACTACTTACAATTCATACTTTTTTAATTAATTTAATTCCTATTTTAAAAAAGAACATAATAGGAGAGTTTGCAAAAGAACATTACAATTGGGTTTGTAGAAGAATGTTTAGAAATTTTGCTGAATTTGTTGGAATGCATTATTATTTATCGGACAGAATAGATACTGAATATTGGAGAGATATACAGAAAAAAAAGATAAATGTAGAAGAGTCTATGCTTGATGAAACATCTGAAATACACAAGGCATTTGCAGATAAATTAGAAAAGAAACAATGGACTTCAATAGGAGGGTTTCCTTGTATCGCTACAGGTATGAACTGGTTTCCTACAACACTTGAAGAAATTATGTATTACAATAAAAATTCAAATCTTGATTTTTGGAAAAATAATTTTAAAAGTATAGAAATGAACTTAAATAAGAGAAAACAATATTATAAGGAATTAGCTAAAAAAGAACCTTATCTTTTTGATTTCTTACAAGAGACAATTTATGGCGGCTAAACTTCCAAATAACCAATACTTTACTCCTGTCAAAAAAAGAACTAGTATAGGTAATTCTTCACGCAGTAGGCCGAAGAATAAAAACAAACGACGTCAACACGTCAAATATAGAGGTCAAGGTCATGGGTAAATTATGTGCTAAAGGTAAAGCAGCCGCAAAAAGAAAATTTAAAGTTTATCCGTCTGCTTATGCTAACATGTATGCAAGTTCAATTTGCTCTGGCAAAACAGTTGAGGGTGGAAAAAAGAAAAATAAAAAAGCTGCTGGAGGAATGATTGAATCGAACAAACTTTCGCAACAAAGAAAAGCAGTTTCCAAATTTAATAAAGGCGGTATCGCGCGCGGGTGCGGAGCGGTTGCAGAAAATAAACGCAAAAAAACTAAATACAGTTAATGGCAAAGAAAGGATTAAGAGCATGGGTGAAAGAGAAGTGGGTAGATATTGGAGCACCGAAGAAGAACGGAAAATATCAACCTTGTGGAAGGTCAAAGGGGAGCAAAAGAAAATACCCGAAATGCGTTCCACTTGCAAAAGCCACACGGATGTCAAAGTCGCAAAAGGCGAGTGCTGTCAGCAGAAAAAGAGCTGCGGGTAATCCAGGTGGTAAGCCTACAAATGTAAAAACATTTGCAGCTAGAGGAGGTCTTATCTCAAAAGAAAGAAGAGCAGGAGCAGCCGTTAGGGGCTTTGATTTTAAAGGTGTATTCTAAAGAAGAAATAATACAAGACGTACGTAAGTGGTCTGAAGAATTTTTAGAAATACCTAATAAACATTTAGGTGGTTTTCCAGCATGTCCTTTTGCTAAAAAAACATGGAATGATCACAAAGTTATTATTGAAACAAAAAGAAAATTTAAACAATACAAAGCAGAATTAAACGCTCATTTAAAACAACTTAATTTTCAGGTGCATGAAATATTGATATTTTGTGATCCTTATTTCAACTATTCATTAGATCAGTTTCAAGATATGATTGATGACTATAATGGTTGGTATAATAAAAAAGATATATTTTTTATGGGTTTTCATCCCCTCAATCCAGCCAATGAGGAAGAACAAGAGTTTTTGGTTACTCCAAATGGGGACACCCCTGTTGTAGATAGTGACTTGGAGTATTCAATGATGCTCATACAAAAGTTCTCGCAATTACAAGAAGCTTCTGATAAACTACATCGTCAAGGTTACTATAAACTGTGGCCAAAGGGATATTATCGAGACGTCGTGGTATCTAGACAAAAAACTTATAGACGAATATTCGGAGGTCAAGATGTTTAAAAAGAAACAAGCAATGAAACGAGGAGGAGCAGTCAAGAAGCGAGGCGGCGGAATGATGGGTCCTAAAAAGAAAATGGCAAAAGGGGGAGCTATTGCTAAAGCTAAATTAAGAAAACCAAGTGGTAGACTTACATCTGATGATGTTAAAAGAGCAATGCCAACTGGTAGAAGTGCTGCTGCTAAAAAAGCTGCTATGAAGGGAACTAAAGGTGGTGCAAAAGCTGCTTTGATGGGTTCTATAATGAAAGGTAAAGGAAATCCTGCTGGCAAAGATATGTCAGTCGCAGGTAAAATTAGAGGTGTTACGGGTTTACTAAAACGAAGAAAAGCTCTTGGTGGTAGAAAACCAGGAAGAATGGGCGGGGGTAAAAAAAAATAGATGCCAACCTATGCTACAACAGCGGATTTTGATTTATCTATAGATGATATAGCAGAAGAAGCTTTTGAACGATGCGGTCTTCAAATTCGTAGTGGATACGACATAAAGACCGCAAGACGTTCTATTAATCTTATGTTAGCTGAATGGGCTAACAGAGGTTTAAATCTTTGGACAATTCAAAAACAAGAAAAAACTTTACCTGCTACAACAACGGAATTATCAGGCACAAGTTTATTTGGTTCAGGAGCTAATTCAGCTCAACAAATTATAGATATTACAGATCTCGTGATTCGTGATTCGAGTAACAATGAATATTCAACGACATCAATTAGCCGATCTACGTATTTAAATTATACCGTTAAAACAACCAGCGGAAGACCAAGTCAATACTACTTTGAGCGTACGATAAACCCAAAGCTATTTCTATATCCTGCAGCCGATACAACGTACACTCTAGTATATTATGCTCTTGTTCGGATGAAGGACTCGGGCGCGTACACAAATAATGCTGAGATTCCTTTTCGATTTCTTCCATGTTTAACTGCTGGACTAGCTTATTACATAGCTATGAAAAAAGCGCCAGATAGAATTCAATTATTAAAACAAATTTATGAAGATGAATTTCAACGAGCAGCAGCTCAAGATGGTGAAAGAACAAGTTTATTTTTAACACCTAAAGTTTATTTACCGAGTGCTTAATGGGAAAATACGCATCTGGTAAATTTGCTAAACGCATATCAGATAGATCTGGTATGGCATTTCCGTATAATGAAATGGTTCAAGAATGGAATGGTTCATGGGTTCACTACAGTGAGTTTGAACCAAAACAACCACAACTTGAACCTTTACCAATGGTTACTGATCCACAGTCTTTGGAATATGCAAGACCACAAATAGCAAACTCAAGAGTTTTTGTTGGAGGTGCTTTAGGACCTATCAATGCAGGAAGAACAGTGGCTACACCACCTCAGGGAGAAGATGCAGCATATGACGGCACTGGTTTTGGATTGACAGTTAATCAATTTCAAACCCTTGATATGCCAGTTACAAATTATTATGCAAACGGGGTAGCTTATGCCTCTACACAAAAAAGCATGATGCCTTTAAGTGTACAACAACCAAATAAACCTACACAGTTGAATTCTGGCGTAGGTAATGTTACAGTGAGCACGTCATGACCGATTATTCCGATTTAACAGACAATATAAGAAACTATACAGAAACAAGCACAAACGTGCTTTCTAATAGTGTTATTCAACCTTTTATTGAATCTATTGAAGATAAGGTAAGAAGAACAGTAGATTTAAATTATTACAGAAAATACGACACCGCAACGCTAACAGTCAACAACCCTTACTTACCTCTTCCCTCTGATTGGGAAGCCACGAGATATGTACAGTTAATAGATGGTTCAAATAATAGAACTTACTTGATACAAAAAGATATTTCCTTTATGAATGAATACGCACCTGATAGCACTGCTACTGGAGCCGCAACGCCTAAATTTTATGCGATGTGGGACCAAGACACACACTATCTTGCGCCAACCCCGAACGCTGCATTAACTGTAGAGCTCGCATACACGTATAAGCCTCCTGGTTTAACAAGTACGAATACATCAACTTGGTTAAGTCAGAATGCTCCAAACGTGCTATTGTATGGTTGTATTTTAGAAGCACTTGGATACTTGAAAGGTCCTGCAGATATGATACAATACTACGATAAAATGTATAATCAGTCTGTACAAGCATTAGCCACATATGAGATGGGGCGTGATCGTAGAGACGAATTTCGGGACGGCGTTATTCGTATCCCTCTCGAA